GCGATTACAGGAAATATAGAAATAGAAGGAATGGATTTAGGATAAGTGTTACACAACTCACATAAATAAAGTGAGTAAACTATTAATAAATGTACGGGCAAAGGGTTTCAAGGTCATTTAAAGACATCAGTTTGTCTTTTGACCCCCATCCAGTCACCAAAGATCTACCTGTTATCAGAAATGAGAGGGCGATTAGTCGTGCTGTTCGTAATTTAGTGCAAACAATACCAGGTGAGAAGTTTTTTAGACCACTTTTTGGGTCAGGAGTCCGTAGACTCCTTTTTGATTTTATGGATGTTGCAACTTCTGAGGCGATTGAAGAGGAAATTATTACTGTAATTAATAATTACGAACCAAGAGTGACTAATGTACAGGTTCAAGTTGATGCTAGACCTGATTTGAATAATTTTGATGTAACAATATACTTTGATATCATAGGACAAAGTTTACCAACTCAACAATTTACGTTCATTTTAGAAGCAACTCGATAATATGCCTTTTACTAAGTTTACAAATCTAGATTTTGATCAGATAAAGACACAAATAAAGAGTTACCTACGTGCAAACTCTGATTTTAAGGACTTCGATTTTGATGGTTCTAACTTTTCTGCTCTAATTGATACTCTAGCTTACAATACCTACATTACTGCATTTAATTCAAACATGGTCGTGAACGAATCATTCCTAGATTCTGCGACAATTCGTGAAAATGTAGTCTCATTAGCAAGAAATATTGGATATGTTCCACGTTCTAGGTCTGCAGCAAAGGCACAAATCAGTTTTTCTTACAATACAACATCAAATGCATCCACAGCGACCCTCTCAGCGGGTTTAGTATGTATTGGAACTGTTGAAAATACAAATTATCTCTTCTCTATACCCAATGATGTTAGCACTACCATAGTAAATGGTGTTGCAAGTTTTAATAATATTGATATTTTTCAAGGAACTTTCTTAAGAAAGCAATTTGCAGTGGATGGATCACTTGATCAACGTTTTTTACTCGATAATTCTTTCATAGACAGTTCTACAATAGTTGTAAGAGTTGCTGATTTGAACGATACTGGTGTTGGAAGAGAATATTCACTTGCAAATAATATTTTAAACATAGATTCTACATCAGAAATATATCTTATTCAAGAGGTAAAGGATGAAAGGTATGAATTGTTGTTTGGAGATGGATATTTTGGTAAAAAATTAAGTAATGGTGATAAAATAACTGCAACTTACATAATTACTGATGGAAAAGATGGAAACGGACCCACTAGTTTTGCATATGCAGGTCGAGTGGTTGATGATTTAGGAAATGCTATAGTACCTTCAAGCGATGTGGTCATAACAACTAATGTGTCTGCTCAAAATGGTGGTGATATTGAAAGTGTAGACTCAATTAAGTACTTTGCACCTAGAATATATGCCTCTCAGTACCGTGCAGTGACCGCCAGAGACTATGAAGGAATAATACAGTCCATTTACCCCAATACTGAATCTGTAGCGGTTGTAGGAGGTGAAGAACTCGATCCACCAGAGTTTGGGCAAGTGCTCATAAGCATTAAACCAAAGAACGGTGACTATGTTTCCGACTTTGATAAACAAAATATACAATCAAAATTGAAAAATTATGCTTTATCAGGTATAAATCAAAGAATTATTGATTTAAAGGTATTATATGTTGAAATTGATAGTGCAGTTTACTATAACAGTTCACAAGTATCTGACGTGAACGGTGTTAAGAGTAAAGTACTTAGTGTTTTGAATACTTTTTCAAGGTCTAATATTAATAAATTTGGTGGAAGATTCAAATATAGTAAATTAGGACAAATTATTGACGGATCAGATAATTCAATCACATCCAACATCACAAGAGTGATAATAAGACGTAATATGAAATGTCTGTTAAATCAATCTGCACAGTATGAGCTATGTTATGGTAATACATTTAAGAAAAATCCTAATGGATTCAATATAAAGAGCACTGGATTCACTTTAGCAAATCAACCAGGCACTTTATACTTCACAGATGTACCTGATGTAACAGGAGATATGGGAGTTCTGTCTGTAGTTAGAGAGTCTTCAGAAAGTAATGAATTCACTGTTATAGTCAAGTCTGCAGGAACAATAGATTACAAAAAAGGAGAAATCATAGTTAATACATTGAATATAACATCAACCGTTGCATCAAATGATATCATAGAAATCCAAGCATTCCCTGATTCAAATGATGTGATTGGATTGAAAGACTTATATCTAAGTTTTTCTGTTGCAAATAGTACAATAAATATGATTAGGGATACAATTTCATCTGGAGAACAGATATCTGGTGTCGGATATAAGACAACATCAAGTTACTTGAATGGAAGTCTGAAGAGAGGTGATACATCAACAGCGACTGCTACATTATCTACTTCTACAACATCAAATACAACTACAACAACCACAACAAGCACAAGCTCAGGCTCAACATCGTCTGGAGGCGGATACTAAGAAATGATACAAACTGGTTTTGAGAAACGAGTACAGGTTCAGCAAATTTTAGCGAATCAACTCCCTGACTTCATTCGAGCAGAGAGTCCAAAGACGCTCGACTTCTTAAAACAGTATTATATTTCTCAAGAACATCAATCTGGTGCAACTGATCTTGCTGATAATTTAGATCAGTACATCAAAATTGATAATTTAACACAAGAAGTAATTTCTGGTAAAACAACTTTATATTCAGGAATTTCTTCAACAACTGATACTGTTCAGGTATACTCTACAAAAGGATTTCCTGATCAATATGGTCTTTTTAAGATTGATGATGAAATATGCACGTATACTGGTTTAACCACTAATACATTTACAGGAGTTGTTCGTGGTTTTAGTGGAATTAGTAGTTACAGAACTGATTTAAACCAAGAAGAGTTACTTTTTGAAGATACTAGTCAAGATGAACATGAAGCTGGAGCAAATGTTCATAATTTAAGTTCTAATTTTCTTAAAGAATTTTATAGAAAGTTAAAATATACACTTACACCAGGTTTAGAGGATTTAGATTTTGTATCAAATCTTGATGTAAATAATTTTATTAAAGAATCAAGATCATTTTATGAATCGAAGGGAACTGAAGAGTCCTACAAGATATTATTTAAGGTTTTATATGGTGAAGAACCAAAAATAATTGATTTAGAGCAATATTTACCAAAACCATCTTCTGCAGAGTTTTTGAGAAGAGAAATTGTCGTTGCAGAAAGAATTTCTGGAGATCCAGATAAATTAGTTGGTCAGACTATCAAAAAAGCATCAGATTTAGAAACTCAAGCATCAGTCTCAGAGGTTGAGATATTCACAAGGTCAGGAATAAGCACATATTTCAAATTAGGTCTATTTGTTGGGTTTGACGATAGAGATTTAATTGAAGGAACTTTTGCAATACAACCAAAGGTAGCAAATATTAACCCTGTTTCAATTGGATCGTCAGTAATCACTGTAGACAGCACTGTTGGGTTTGGAACAACAGGAACTTTAATATCTGGTGATAATGTAATAACATATTCATCAAAAACAGTAAATCAATTCTTAGGATGTGTTGGTGTTGATAATGCTATGGGTGTAAATTCACCTATTAGGACAAATGATGTATTTTTTGGTTACGAGGATGGAGATTTAACAAAAAAAGTAGAAATTAGAATTACAGGAGTATTATCAGATGTTGAAACAATCGGAGATGTATCATCAGTAACTGAAGGAGAAAAAATTTATGTAAAAAATGTTGGTGAAAAGATAAAAAATCCACAATTTAATAAAACTTACAAACAAATATTTGCAAACTCATGGATTTACAATACAAGTTCTAGATTTTTTGTAGATAATACAAATAATGGTTTTAATTTAAAAACCACTCCAGATCCATCTGCTTTGAAGGTTGGTGATATTGTAGATGTGCTTCTAGGAGCGTCTGAGACAGTTGTTTTTGCCGATGCGACAGTTCGTACCATAAATGGTAAACAAGTCGCTCTAGATGGTTTAAGTGGGTCTCCATCAGCAACTACAGAGTATTCAATACGTAGGAAACTTGAGACGGTTAATAGTAGTGGTGCACCTTTAGTTTTTGGAAATGACTTAATTACTGCAGATATACAGAACATGTATACTGAGAAAGAAAATTGTTTTTATGTTGCTGCTAGTTCACTTCCCTCATACACACTTACCAAAAGTCTTGATCAAGCAATCATAACATCTCTTGTATCTACAAATTTACAAGAGTTTAACACAAACAAACTTAAATTTAGTGTATTAGCATTTAACAGTGACGTTCCATTCAATACGGGTGAGGAGGTTATCTATAATGCTGAAAACAATTCACTCGATGGATTAGAGGATGGTGTATCATACTTTGTTAAAGTTTTAACAGATAAGAAAAAAATACAATTATATAGATCAAGATCATTAATTGATGCAGATAATTCAACAACTCCCACTCGTGAATATTTTTCCGCACCATCAACTTCTGGGTTTCATAAGTTTACTTTAGTAACCCAAAAAACTCAATTTATTCATCCTCAGAAGTTATTACGCAAATTTCCATATAATCTTGATGTAAAAACAGGAGAAAACACTATAACAGCACCAGGTGCCCTTGGAATGCTTGTAAATGGTGTAGAGGTTATAAACTATAAGTCTGAGGATAAAGTCTATTATGGACCGTTAGAGAGTGTTAGGGTGTATAATGGTGGAACTAACTTTGATGTTGTTAATCTACCATCAATAACAATAGAAGCAGGTTTAACGACTGCGTTAGTTCAACCTGTAGTTAAAGGTAAATTAACTGAGGTTTATGTTGACCCACAAGATTTTGATGTTAAGAAGGTATCATCAGTAACTATTACAGGTGGAAATTCTACAGGAGCAGTTTTAAGTGCTCAACTTGAAGAGAGACATAGAACACTATCATTTGATGGAAGACAATCTACAGTTGGTGGTGGAGTTGACGTTACTAACGATAATATCACTTTCCCACAAAATCATAATTTAATTAGTGGTGATGAATTAATTTACAATAGAAATGGTAATAATGCTATAGGAGTTGGTATTCGTACCACTGCTTATCAAGACGGAATTAATTTAATTACGGGTCTAACTCTTAATAATGGATCAGTTTATGTTGCAGAGGTTGTAAATAACAAAACAATTAACCTATATGAAACTCAAGCGGACTATTCTGCAGGTATTAACACTGTTGGTTTTACAACTGCAGAAACATCTGGCACACATAAATTCAGAACTAAGAAAGCAAATAATACAATTTCCAAAATTTCCATAATAAATGCAGGAACTGATTTTGAAAATCGCACATTAACTGTTCAACCCACAGGAATTAGCACAGCACACGATACTATTTTCTTCAAGAATCATGGATTTAATGATGGGGAGGTAATTACATATTCAACTGACGGTACATCAATTGGTGGTTTAGATACAAATATACGTTATAAAATAATTAAATTAACTGATGATGAGTTTAGATTAGCAAATGCAGGTGCTGCAGGAACAATTACTACAAATTATGATAGAAATAATTACGTAAATATAGTTTCTGTAGGTAGCAGCGAACAATTTTTTGCATATCCTCCGATAAGTATAACAGTAAATGCAGATATTATTGGTGGTGTTGGAGTAATTACTGCAACTCCTGTGATAAAAGGGTCAATTTCCGATGTTTATTTAAATAATGTAGGAACTGGATATGGTTCTACAACAATTAATTTCCACAAAAAACCAACAATAACTGTAAAAACTGGTAAAGGTGCAGAATTAAAACCAATAATTAATGACGGAAAAATAATTAATGTTCAAGTTACAAATACAGGAAGCGAGTACACTTCACCTCCCGACTTAGAAGTTGTAGGTATAGGTTCGGGAACTGGTGCAAAATTAAGAGCAGTGGTGGTTAACCAGAAGGTAACTGATGTAGTGGTGCTTAACACTGGTATAGGTTATACTTCTGCAACTACTTCTATTAAAGTAACCTCTAGAGGTTCTAATGCATCTCTAGAAGCGTCTGTGAGGCATCTTACACTCAACAACCACGAAAGACACGGAAATGAAATATTGGTGGACACAGAGGATGGTTTGCAATATGGTATGGTCGGATACTCAACTGCAATAGGTTTATCTGAGTTTGGTGATGATAGTATTGATCATTCACCAATAATTGGTTGGGCATATGACGGTAATCCTATTTACGGTCCATATGGATATGATGATCCTTCAAATGCAAACTCTCAAGTAAGAAATTTATCAACTAGTTACAATTTATCAACTTCTGATGTTGTAGATAGACCTTCTGGTTTCTCAAATGGATTTTTTGTAGATGACTATAAATTTAATAATTCTGGAGATTTAGATAAACACAACGGTAGATATGGAAAAACTCCAGAGTTTCCAAATGGAGTTTATGCATATTTTGTAGGTATAAACACAAATACTCAAACATCTGTATTTCCGCATTACATTGGTAACTCATATAGATCAAAATTAATTGAACAGGTAGTGGATCAAACATTTGATTTCAACAATTCAGATTTAATTAGAAATACACTACCATATGCTGTTGGTGATTCTGGTTCTGATAATGATTTTATTAATGAACCAAATGAAATATTATTGCAGAGTTCAACAATTGAATCAGTAAGCAAAGGTTCAGTTCAGTCATTCGATATACATGAGGCAGGTCAGGGTTACAAGGTTGGTGATTTAGCAACTTTTGATAATACTGGAACAAATGGTGGTGGTATAAGTGCCTCTGTAGGATCAGTCACAGGTAAAACTGTAGAAAATTTAGCAACAACAATTGAAGATTATCAGAATGCAAAATTAATTTGGAAGAAATCGGGAGAAATTTCTGTACATACAAATAGTCCTCATACTTTACTGGACAATGATACTGTAGTGATTTCAGGAATATCTACATTCATTGCAAAATTAAATGGCGAGCATGTAATTGGAGTATCTTCAGAAAAAACAAAATTAATATTAGACACTCCAGCAATTACTGCAACAGGAATAGTTACTGATGTATTTGTTTCTACAATACCAAATATATCTGTAGGATCAACTATAGGGATAGGGACAGCAAGATTATCTGTATTAAATATATTCCCTGATAGAAGAGTTATTCGTGCTATCACTGAGCATACTGCAGGAATTCACACTGCATCAACTGAAGTTGTTGAAATCACTGATAAATTTACAATCCCTCTAACAACACCATATTTTGAATCAAAATTAGATGATAAGGTATTCTTTAATCCAACTCAGGAGTTAGGTATTGGAACTGTATCTGGTCAAAGTGGGATATCAACCATTGTTATTGGAAATATACCCATACCAACCTCAATACCAAATCAAAGTATATTCATACCCAATCACCCATTCACACAAAATCAACAAGTAACTTTAACAAAGGGTGGAACCACACGTATAGTTGCGTCTAATACTGGTGATAGTGCAACATTTAATATTCCAGAATCTGGTGAAACACAAACACTGTTTGTTATTAACAAATCCAAAAACCTCATAGGTTTGACCACTCAGGTAGGACTAACTACCAGCACCGATGGATTATTCTTTAGATCATTTAACTCGAATAGTAATGATACTGACTTTAAATATTCAATTGAATCTAATTTTACACAAGAAACTGCTAGAGTTGAAAAAATTAAATCCACCATATCAATATCAACTGCTCATGGTTTAGAAAATGGAGATGTAGTAACTCTAACAGTAAAACCAAAACAATCTTTAGGTATAGGCACATCAGAATCAATATTATTAAAATATAATTCTGCACATGATAAAATTTTAGTAAATCCAATATCATTTGGTTCAACATCAGTTAATTTAACTAAAGATGAATTTGAACTCACTTCACATGGATTTGAGACAGGTGAAAAGGTATTTTATGATTCATCAAATTTCATCACTGGATTAGGAACAGGATCATACTTTGTACATAGAATAGATGATAATAAATTTAATCTATCACTCACAAGAAAGGATAGTGTTAGTGAACCACCATTAATCATTGATCTTCAGTCACAGGGATCACTTCATGAAATTAGTAAGATAAATCCAGTCATTCCAGTTATAAAGAACAATAATTTAGTTTTTAACACAAGTGACGCATCATTATCTGGGTATAATTTAAAAATATTCTATGATAATCAATTTAATAATCAATTAGTTTCAATAGGGTCAACATTAAACTTTAGTGTTATAAGTGCAGGTAGCACCACAACTGTGTACTATGATGATGCTTTACCATCAAAAATTTACTATTCATTGGAGAAAGCAGGATTTATAAGCACTGCAGATACAGATGTTAAAAATTATTCTGAGATTACGTTTGAAGATAGTAGTTATAATGATTCATATATTATCTCTGGGGTAGGTGCGACAACATTCAGTATTTCAGTTAGTGAGTCACCAGAGCAATTATCATATGTTAAGACCACTGCCGATATATCTTATACAACTAAGTCATATGCAGCAGAGGGTGGAGTTGGTTCTTTGAACCTTTCATTTGGTGGTGCAAACTATAAAAAACTACCTGAATTTGTTAGTATTGCGTCAACTGATGGTATTAATGCAGATATAATTCCTGTATCAGAAACAGTTGGTAGAATTAAAGAGTTTACAATTAATGATCAAGGTTTTGACTTCTCAGCAGATAAAACATTAAACCCAGAGGTTTACATATCACCAAATATCACTGTTGTCGATAGGAATGAGATAGTAGGTATTGAAATACTTGATGGAGGTAAAGGTTATAGTTCTCCACCAGATTTGTCTCTTGTAAATCCTGAAACTGGAACAAAATATGATACTGGTGTATTGAAGGCAAAGATACAAGGTGCAGCGATTAGTGAAATTGAAATATTAGAGACACCTGTTGGACTTAATGAAGTTACAAACTTAGTTTTTGCAGAAAATAATGATAATGGTATTGGTATTAATAGTTGTTTCACTAATACTACAGGTATAGTAACTTGCTTCCTAGCAACACCAATCTCAGGATTCACAGCAGCACCGTTCGCTGTTGGTGATAAAGTATTTGTTGAGGGTATTATAAACATATTAAATCAAGGTGATGGATTTAATTCTGCAGATAACAAATACAATTTCTATGATGTAATTGGTTACACAAACAGTAATCCTGCAAAATTAGTATTTGACGCATCACAATTCGTAACAACAAATCCTGGTATTGCAGTTACTGCTCAAAATTCTTTTGCTTCAGTAATAAAGAAAACAAATTATCCTGTATTTAAAGTTACACAGTCTGCAAGAGCATTTATAGAAGGTGAGAAGGTATTTACAAAGGTAGGAACTGATTTTGTTGAAAGAGATTTAATTATCACAGAAAACTTAAATGATACAGTAAAAGTATTTGGTACATATGAACTAAGCGTCGGTGATCAAATATTCGGTCAAAATTCAGGCACACTTGCAACAATTAAATTACTTAAGGAAAATAAAGCAACATTTAAGGTTGATTACTCCTTAAGAAAAGATACTGGTTGGTCAAATGATACTGGTAAGTTGAATCTTGATTATCAAGTATTACCTGATAATGATTATTATCAAAATCTATCATACACAATTAAGAGTAGTCAAACATACGATAAACTATCATCCACTGTAAATGGTTTAGTGCATCCAACAGGATTGAAAAACTTTGCTGATACAGGTATCACAACTGTTACTAAGGTTTCTATAGGATCAAGTTTAGAGTCAACAAGTTCTGCAACATTAGATATTGTAAGTGAAAATAGAGTTGATACTCTTAATTTCTTTGATCTAGGTATTGATGTTGATACCCTTCCTGATGATATTAATCCAACAAAATCTAAATTTATTAAATTTAATAATAAAAAATTATCAGATTTTATCAATTGTATCAGTAATAGAGTATTATCAATTGATGATATAAGTTCACAATTCTCTAATGCTGGTGGTGCTGAATCGGAATTATTTGTAGATGCTCATGATTATAGTTTATTAGACGGATATTCTAGATTCTTAGTTCAAGTTATTGATCCTGCAGGTAGTGAGAGACAGGCGACTGAGATAATTACATTACCATCGGCAACAGGAGATATAATCACATTTGAGAAGGGATCTCTTGATAATAGATCTGATCGACAAATAGCAAATATTGAGGGTGATTTAACTGATAACACTTTAAGTCTTAGGTTTACACCATTTGAAAAGTTCAATACTGATTATGATTTGAAGATCATTAAAAATAAATTCACATCATCAGGCATTGGATCTACTTCAATAACAATAGGTTTTGTTGATCTTATATCATCAAATCAAATAATAAGTGCAGGTTCTACAAACAACTTACTTTACAGAGAGGCAGGAAAAACTGAGTCTCTATTTGTTAACGCTGAAATATTTAATGGAACCACTAATGAAAGAACTTATGCAGAAATATTCATAGATCATGATGATACTAATACCTTTACATCAGAGTTTTACTTTGATAATGATTCAAATGATTCAATATCTGATAGATTTATTGGTACATTCACTTCAAGTATAAGTTCTGGAATATTAACTCTTGATTATATAAACACTGATCCTAATGATGTTACTGTAAGGACTAAAATTGTTGGATTTGGAACGACTGCTTCAGGAATTGGAACACATACATTCAAAGCATCTGGACAACCAGATTCCTCAGTCAATTCTGCAAGATTACAAACAAATTACGTGAGCATTGCTTCTACTGGAACTGTTTTCAGTGTAGGAAAATCTGATGTTACAACAGTCAAAGCGATTGCTAAGGTTGGATATGGTAATAGCTCTGCACTACATCAATTCTTGATTATTAATGATACCACTGATTCCTATATTACTCAATATCCATTCTTACCAGTTGGAACTGGAAATACCACAGGTATAGGTACATTTGGATCTGAATTTAATGGTTCTAATCTTGATGTTAAGTTCTTCCCAGACGCAGGAGTATCAAACGTAACCGTACAGACACATAGTGAAATTATCCAAACCACATCAGATTTAGTTAATATTCCAGATGCATTATCATATGGAACTATAAGGGAAGAGGTAATTACTGCTGGTTATAACGCAAGAAATGGAAATAGAGTTAACAAAACTGACTTTGATATCAAACATGAAGGTGTTCCAATATTCCAGAAGACTTTCGATCCAACAACAGCGTTGGATGTATCAACAGGTATTTTCAACGTTCCTGATCACTTCTTCAATACAGGTGAAAAACTTACTTATGCAGCAGGTTCTTCTTTCTCTGGCGTGACTGCTGCTAGTTTACAGACTGGTGGTAGCAACATACCAACAACTGTATATGCAATTAAGAGTGGATCTGATGAATTTAAGTTAGCAACATCAAGAAATAACGCCCTTGCAGGAACTGCGATAGGTTTCTCAACATTTGGTTCTGGTAATGCACATACACTTACTATGGATAAGAAACTATCCAAAGCAATCATATCAATTGATGGTGTTGCACAAAGTCCAATTGCATTTACAAAATTATCATACACTTTACAAGATAATTTTGGATCAGTGGGAGCAGGAGAGACGGTATTTGCATTATCAGGTATCGGTACTATTGCTGCTGGTGACTTAATTAAGATTGATGATGAGTTTATTAAGGTAAACTTAGTTGGTCTTGGAACCACAGCAGTAGGACCTATCACTGGTTCTGGTGCATTTAATCTTATTGATGTTACAAGAGGCGTTGTTGGTTCTACTGCTGCTTCACATAATGATGGTGCTACAGCAAGGGTTCACTTAGGATCTTATAACTTTGTAGGCAGTAAGATACACTTCACAGAACCACCATTAGGCGATAATACCAGAGTTTTTGATCCAGAAACTCTTATTCCTGAAGCAAGATCTACATTTGGTGGTAGAGTATATCAAAGACAAGATTATACAACTAACACTGTATTTGATAATATTAGTAGAGACTTTACAGGGATAGGTGCAACATATACACTCTCAGTTGGTGGTGCAAATACCACTGGTATAGAAACTGGAAGTGGTGTACTGTTCTTGAATGATATATTTCAAACACCAACTACAACAAATAATTCTGGAAACATTTATGATTTTGTAGAAGGGGCAACAGGTATTACAAGTGTAACCTTTACAGGTATTACTGATGCTAACAATGATTTGATTATATCAAATGAAGATGTTAATAAGAATCAACTACCAAGAGGTGGAGTAATTGTATCATTAGGTTCTACCAATGGTTTAGGATTTGCTCCATTAGTAGGTGCTGCAGTCACCGCAGTTAAGAATCAGGATGGTGTTATCACCGCTGTTGGAATAGGAACTGCAGATACTCATGGATCTGGATATAGGGGCACAGTGGCTATTGGAGTCACAGATGTAGCGTATGAGCATAGATTCGAGAGTGCTGGTATAGGATCTATAAGGAAGGGATCATTCGCAGGTCCTGCTTATACAGCGACTAACGCAGTATATACATCATTTAGTGGTGAGTTTGTAATTACCATACCAGGTCACAACTTAAATGTAAATGATACAGTGGGTATTGATACTGGTGGTATTGTCTTTAGATGTTCAAAAGATCACTTTGCAACCTTACACCCATATCCACGTTCAGGTCCTACTCCAACATCTACAAATGGTGATCCAATTGTAGGCATACAGACAACTATTACAGCAACTACAACAAACACGATAACAATAAACGTTGGTGCTGGTGGTGGTGCAGGAACTGGTGCTGTTGTAAATGCTACAGTGGGCGTAGGTGGAACACTTACATTTACAGTCGCAAATGGTGGATCTGGATATGTACAACCACAGATCAACATACCACAACCATCATATGAGAATCTTGAAGTTGTTGGTGTATCAAGATTAGGCGTTGGTGCGACAACTGAGACTGGTAAAAACTTACTTATTACTGTAGATGTTGGTCCAACAAGCACAGTAGGAATAGGATCAACACTTCGTGAAGTCAAGTCATTTAAGATAGCTAGACAAGGATATGGTTTTAGAAAGGGTGATGTATTTAAACCAGTTGGACTTGTAACTGATCGTGGACTAGGATCAGTTGTTCAAGACTTTGAGTTAACTGTTCTTGAAACATTTACTGATTCATTTGCATCATGGCAGTTTGGTGAATTGGATAATGTAGATTCAATTAAAAACCTTCAAAATGGTTCAAGGACAAGATTCCCACTTGAATTTAACAAAGAGTTACTTAGTTTTGAAACAAATAATCCTGAAATAGATTTAAATGCTGTTCTTCTTATATTTGTAAATGGTGTGATTCAGGAACCAGGTCAACATTATCAATTTGAAGGTGGTACATCATTCACCTTCAGTGAAGCACCTGATGAAGATGATAAGGTAGATATATTCTTCTACAGAGGATCTCGTGGTACAGATAGTGTTTCAGTTAATACTGTAGAGACTGTAAAACAAGGTGATATTCTCACTCTTAAAAAGAGAGACAATGATCCAAATACTCTTAATCAAGATCCTAGAACGATCTACAATATCACAACTTCTGATAAGGTAGAGACAAATCTATACACAGGATTAGGTATAAGCACTGTACCAAGACCCATAAGTTGGACTAAACAGAAGGTAGATAAGAATATTGCTGGTGAAGCAGTATCAAAGGCAAGAGACTCTATCGAACCATTAGTATATCCAACAGGTAGAATCATAAGCGATCTATCTACATCTGGCACAGAAATATTTGTAGACAATGGTAGATTGTTTGATTATGAAGTTGGAAGTCCTATCAGTATTGATGCATTGCTAGTTAACACTTCAGGTGATCCAGTTGCAGCAGCGATTACAGCCACTGTATCTGCTGCAGGTACAATCAGTGCACTTACTATCGGTGCTGGTGGATCTGGATACACTGGATCAACAGTTGATGTTAAGATATCTGCCCCAAGTGCAATAGGTGTAGGTATTGGAACCACTGCGTCAGCAACACTTAGTGTTGTAAATGGTGTATTGTCTGGAACTGCAAATATTACGAATCCTGGTCTTGGATATACACATTCAGTTCCACCACAGGTAATTACTGCATTACCTAGTGTATCTCTCGAAAATATTACTAATGCTGGTGTAGCTACTGGATTCTCTGGTATCATCACTGGTATTCAAACAGCGACAGGTATTGGTGGAAATCCTCTTGCACTTGAATTTTTTGTTACTCATCCAAGTATTTCTGCACTATCAGCAAATAATAGGGTACTAGTTTCTGATACGGTAACTGGTTTTGGTATTACATCAATTGATGGTCATAATCTATCAATTGTTGGTGTAGGTAATACATTCTTAGATAATATCTACAAAGTAGATGCATTCTCAAGAGTTAATAATGCAGGTATATTAACTTGTAACATATTATCAACAACTAGTGTTGTAGGTATTGCTACAACAGGTTCAGCAACTAATCCTTGTGGAACATTATCATTCGGTAAGATCTCTGGATTCACAAGATCTAGCACTCCAATATCAATCGGAGTTACTGGATTTACCGCAAGCACTGGTCTTTCAACCTTCCCAATTTTACAGAGACGGGGAACAGGTTTAAGAGATACTGGTGGATTAAGTAAATAACTCAG